GTACGGCAATTCAATGCCATCGGGATTTTCAAACCCCGGAAGATCAAGATCGACACACATCTCAAGGATGGTGTGCCGGGTGTCATCTGAGAAGGAGGGATTCTCTCCCTTGACCTTGTCGTATTTCTTCTCAAGCGTGGAATAGTCCGGTGACGGCTCCGGCACATCAATATCACGATAGAACCCGCTCACCTGAAGCTTGCGGAGTTCATTCGGATACATGCGCGTGACATGGGTGTAGCGCGGAGACGCGGCTAGATCAGTCGTGCCGTAGGCGACAACAAAGTCCTCAGCAGGCACAAACACGGCTGCGGGGCGCTCATTTACGGGGTCGAAATAAACCTTGCGGAATGCAGACCCCGCAAGCGGAAGCCGGAACAGCAACTGCTCCGTTTCAGCGCGGTAATCCTGCATCTTCTCGGTAACCACGTAGTTCATCTCGTCCTGAACGCGGTTAGCCTGCTTCAGGAGTTCATCATTGGCCTTGCCTACAATCTTGACCCTGACCGGCCCCGAAGCCGGAAATACCTCCATGATGGTCTGCGCTTGGAACCGGATCACCGCTTCCGTAAGAACAGGATGAAACACACCGCACGCTCCCGGCCAAGGGATTGTGCGCTCCTCTATCTTGAGGCCAAGTAGGTCAAGACCCTGCACATATGCCTTCTCCCATTCTGCGCGGGTATGGAGATCATCCTCAAAAGAGGACACAAGATCGTTGGCAATGGCATCCAGATCGCCCTTGTCCATGATCTCGGCAAGATTAGCCGCGTGGTCCTGCGGCACATCCCCAATTTCGGGGTCGCCAAAATCGACAGTGACCCCGCCTTCCTCATCGGGTGTGATGTTAGGCCCAAGGGATTCCCCGGGCAACTCGACGTTGATCGGCGGGGTTTCAGGCGAGATCGGGATGTAAGGTTCAGCCATGGCGATTCTTTCTGTTTCGATCCATTATATCAATAGAATGGCTCTTTGCGGAATGACTGCGGCTGATACTCATCCTCCTCGTCAGTCGGGATCATGAATCCACCCTGCCGGAAGCGCATTAGGGCCATGGTGACCGCGTCCACATAGTCATCGTGGTCGCCAGACGGGAATGCAGCGCATTCCTCGACAACCTCCTCGGCAAATCGGTCATCCGGAGCCCACACGACACCAGACGCAAAGATGTCCGTAATCGCGTTGACACGGACGATCTTGTCGCCAGTGGCTCGGGTTGGCGTGAATTCCTGCACCGGCACACCAGCGTTCCGAAGCTCCGCGATCAGAGGCGCACCGGATGCCTTCTTTTCAATGATGAACATATCTGGCTGCCAGTCCTTGTAGTACTGGACGGTAGCGGCCTTAAGCTCGGGGAACTCCATCTTGTCCTTCCATGCATCAAGGAGGATGAGGTTCGGAATAGGCTTGCCGGTGGCGTCTGGATGGTTGAAAACCCCGAAACAGACACACGCGGAATAGTCGGATCGCTCGGTTTTAGAAAACGCGGTGTCCATCGCCACGATCACGGCTTCACACGGCGGGGGTTTCTCGGATTCCCAGATGTTCCACCAGTCGCGCTTGATGAGAGCGCCTTCTTCGGAGGTGGGGTCTTGCTGGTACTGGGCAGACCATTTTGAGATGGGGAGTTCGGCTTTGAGGTTAAGCAACTCCTCAAGGGGCCAAAACTCAGGCCACAGCGGCTCACCAGAAGGAAGAATAGCGGGAAGCTCAATAACTTCCCATTCTGAATGCCCCTCTTTTCTGACAGAAGCATCAATGATCTGGCCGGTGAGATCGCGCTTTGCCCATCGTGTATTATGGCTCACTACGCCATTTGCGATGAAGTTTTCTGTGCGTTCCACCTCAACGTCGAACACCTCTTCACGGTCAGCGGGAGAGATATCAACTATCTCGTCCAGACCGAAGCTTAAGGTATTCAGCGGCGCTGATGAGGACTTCTGGTGTTTTTCCATAGCCAACAGCGAGATTGCAGTCGTTGCAAAGAAGTCCACGCACCTTGCCAGTGTCATGGCAATGGTCGATGCAAAGCTTGTTATTCCAGTGAGCGCGCGTGTTCTTGTCAGAGGGCGGCTGCTTGCAGATGTCACAGCAGTTATTGCGCTCGGCAACCATCTGATCGTATTGCTCAAGAGTGATGCCGTACCGGTGTTTAATGCGGCGAGCCCTGTTTTTCTCGGGTGTTGACTTTGGGGGTTTGTATTGTTTTGCGTAGCAAGAACCGCACATTCCCTTACATTTGGCAGGCGCTCCGCAAGAGCACTTCTTACCCTTCCATTTGCCATGATGGCCAATTGGATGGCGGGGTGCATTTGGGTTCTTTCGGTGATATGACTCTCTGGCCATGCATGAGGCACATAGTCCGGGCTTTGTTTGAGACCTAGCGGGCCGTTCGCACCCATCAATCCGACAAGCAACATTCCCGCCTGAAGTTCTTTTAATTTCTTCCACTCTCTCTCTCCATTATCGTCAACAAGGAATGGGTGTTCCTTGTTGGCCTTGATGATCCTGCCAGATCGTGTTTGTATCTGAAGTATATCATCAACACCACTTGACCGAAAATTCGTGACGCGAGAAGTAGACAGATTGCCGTTGTCATATGTCGCGACAGAATCGCCAATTTTAATATCTCGCAGCTTCTTTTGGGAGCCGTCAGACATCAATACATCTGTGTCTCCAACCATACACATGACGATAACAATAGCCCCTCCCGGCTGAAGGCGCTGACGCGGCCCAGACTGGAACCAATCATATGTCTTGTCATAAATTGAGGCATCAAACTGACCCATAACTGCCTCTTGTTCATTGTGAGGGTCATCGATAATCAGGAGGTCCGCACCCTTGCCTGTAACCGCCCCTCCAACGCCGATTGCAAAGTATTCACCACCTTGGGTTGTAGCCCATCGACCGGCAGCCTTTGAATCGGACTGAAGGCCAATGCCCGGGAAAATCTTTTGATAAAGGTCTGAGCCGACAAGGTTTCGAACCTTACGACCAAAGCCAACGGCCAATTCTGCGGTGTGCGAAGCTTGAATGACTTTTTTCTTTGGATACTTCCCCAAAAACCACGCAGGGAATAGGTATGAAGACATCTCCGACTTGGAATGCCGAGGTGCAAGGTTAATAATGACGCGCTTTAGCTCTCCAGCGGCCACACGATCAAACACATCTGCAATTGTTTTGTGATGACGGCCCATAATAAACTCTGGCCACATCATCTTAACAAAATCAATGAAGTTGCTTTGAGCGCCCTCTCGGGTCTTCGCATCTTCCCAAGCGCGAAGAAGCCGGAGAAACTCCGGCCTCTCAGATTCAGGGATTTTTCCAATAAGCTCTTTATAATCCATGCCACCATCCTATGGTGCCGGGTGCAGGATTTGAACCCGCGACCTTCGGTTTACAAAACCGCTGCTCTAGCCAACTGAGCTAACCCGGCGCTACTCAAAAGTACCATAATCCGGTGCATTTATGCAAGCGGCAGCCCTTGCGCCCACCTCAAACAGCACCGACTTAGCCTCCACGAACCCATCCCTCGCAGCCTCACAAGCCCCCACAGTCTGGTACATCCCCGGCACAATATCAACCTCACACGCACCAGCGGTGCAAATCCACATCACAAGAACATACATCATCGTGCCCTCATCATACCGTCAACATAGGCAATCTGCTCCTTATACTTGTCCATATTCTTCGCGAACACGTTTCGCGAGTGCATGATCGTCGTGTGATTGCGCTTCAACTGCCTACCGATCTCCGCAATAGACCACTCCGGAAAATGCTTGATCGCAGCCCAATAGAAATGACGCTTGGCCTCACAGATCGCCTTGTTATTGGTGTGCCGGAGGAGGTCATCCACTGAGACTTGGTAACAAGCTGCAACAATTGACCTCAGATCGTTCAGGTCTTTTACCGGCTTGGCCCTGATTTCCGCTTCGCGGAGCATGCGGGGTTTCAAAAATTGCTCGACTGCCTCGGTCTCGTCAATGATCGCAATACTAGACTTGACAATCTTGCGGGGTCCGAATTTCTGCGCCTCGTAGATTTCCTTCTGCATCGGCGTCTTGTCATCAGATGGCGAGGATGTCGGCTCCCAAAAGAACTTGCCCTCAAGCGCCTTGGCCATTTGGGCCTCCAGATCAAGCTCCATTCTTCTTCTCCCCAATCTTGTTCAGCGTGTCAATCAGATGGCCAACCGAGCCTTGGAAACCATACATACCATAATGCGTGGTTTGCGCCCATGGGAACAGCCACACATCGCCGCCAATCTCCCGCCACTTGTGGCAGAAATAATAGTCCTCCGATAGATAGCGATTATCT